CAGTATAAGTGTATGGCTTGTGGTAAGACATATGTGAGACAGAAGGACAACTTCAATGTATCTCCGTCTCCATATTATGCTAGAAATAACGGATATCTACATATTTGCAGAAAGTGTCTTGATGAGGCTTATTGGAACTATGTAGATAATGTATTTGATGGAGACCAGGATAAAGCTATGGAGCTTTTGTGTGCCACTATCAATACTTGTTTTGATGAGACGGCCTGGGCAAATGCTAAAAAACACCCTCAGAGCAATAAAAGCAAGGTTAGTATTTATTTTTCTAAACTAAACTTGTCCCAAACTAAGGGTGCATCATATGCAGATACTCTTCTATATAGAAAAGCAAATAAGGTAGAAAATGCTAAATCTGTTGAACAGGTACAAGAGAATCCTAATGTTACGGTTTCAATAGACACAATTCGTTTGTTTGGTCTTGGATTCAGCGAGCCAGAGTATGAAACACTTCAGTATGAATACGATGACTGGGTAGATAAATACGGTAAGCCTGAGGATAAACGACAGGATGAACTATACAAGAGCATCTGTTATTTGAAACTACAGTTGCAAAGAGCAGTTCAAAAGGGAGATGTTGGTGTTGGTGCGCTGGCTAAGACATATAAAGACTACATTAACGCTGCTACTACAGAACTAGAGGATCGAAAGCAAAAGAAGGAAGACGCTGTGAAGCTTGATCCGCTTGGTGTGTGGATTCGAGATATTGAGCGATATGCGCCAGCGGAATATTACAAAGATAAAGAATTGTATCGTGATGCTGATGGAATCGGATCTTATGCAAGTCGATTCATTTTTAGACCGCTGAAAAATTTGCTTACCGGTACTAAGGAGCAAGATAAAGAGTTCAATCTTTCCCAGGAGGATTGAACTTATGATTGATTTTAGATCAAAGATGGATGAGCGGCAGGCTAGGTTACATGAAAACTATCCTTCCACTCATTATTTACATAAAATAGAAAATGTTGCTCGACTGATGGATTGGATTACATTTTATCGTAGAAATCCATCTCGTTTTGTTGAGCATTATTTTGGAATTACACTCCATTTATACCAACATATCATTTTGTTTTTAATGGAGTACTTCCCTAGCTTCTGTATTGTTGCAGCTCGTTCTGCAGCAAAATCTTTCTTAATTGCTGTGTTTGCATGTAAGGAAGCGATATTACGTCCTGGTGCAAAAATCGTTGTTGCTTCTGCAACAAAGAAACAGGCGCGATTGATCGTTTCGGAAAAGATTAAGAAAGAGCTTATGCCGAAGTCGCCATTATTAGAGTCTGAGATTGAAAGCTTTAAAGATAGCCAGAACGATATTGAGGTTGTGTTTAAAAATGGCAGCTCAATTATAGTGGTTGTTGCAAATGATAATGCTCGTGGTTATCGTGCTACCGTATTGATCTACGAAGAGTTTCGTATGATCGTGAAGAATGTTATTGACAGTGTTCTTTCACCTATGCTTTACGTGCGACAGGCCGACTACCATTTAAATTATCCAGAATATGCTCATCTAGCAGAAGAACCTAAGGAAATCTATATTAGTTCCGCATGGTATCAGAGCCACTGGATGTGGCCTCACATTAAAATGCTTGTGAAGGATATGTTCGACAATGGAACATCCTGCGTAATTGCGATGGATTACAGCATTGCGTTGAAACATACCATCAAGACTAGAAACTTCCTTATCAAAGAGCGTAAAAAGCTCGATCCTATGTCATGGACGATAGAGTATGAAAATCAGATGATTGCTGAGAATTCAAAGTCTTTCTTCAATTACGAGCAGTTGAATCGTAATCGCAGACTGAAAAGAGCTTTCTATCCTCGTCATAATGAGGATGTTTTACTTAGACAGAAGAATAAGTATGATATGCCAAAACAGGTTGGTGAAGTGCGTATTTTGTCCTGTGATATCGCTATGGAGAGTGGAGCTAATACCGACAACTCTATTTTCTCCTGTATTCGTTTACTTCCTGAAAGCCAGGAATACAAAGTTATGGATACAACCGGTGAACATATTGAGGTAAAGCGTGGCTATCGTCGGCAGGTTGTTTATATGGAGGCAGTGCATGGTGGAGAAACTACAAAGCAGGCCATCCGAATAAAGCAGCTATATGCAGATTTTAATGCAGACTATTGTGTTCTCGACGGACGTAATGCCGGTATTTCAGTTTATGATATGCTTGCCAAGGTTCTATTCGATGAGGAAAGAAATGTTGAGTACAAGCCTTGGAAGTGTATAAATGACGACCGTGTAGCCAACCGTATTCAAATCGCAGGTGCATTAGAAAATGTGTATGTGATTAAAGCGCAACTTGAAACAAACAGTAATATAGCTGAGTCTATGAGAAGTGTTCTGAATTCTGGAATGATCGATCTTTTAATAAGCAATACTGAGGCAGTCGATGAGATTGCAAACTTCATTCCGGAATATGCTACAGCAGATGTGGAAACTCAGCTATTCTTTGAAAAGCCATTCTTAGAAACTGTTGCCCTCATAAATGAAATGATTAACCTGGAATATGAGCGTGGCGAACAGTCAGGCACAATTAAAATTATGAACAACAATGACCGTAAAGACCGGTATACTTCGGTTTCTTACGGTAATTATTTTGCTCAAATGTTGGAGCATGATTTGTTATCAGATAGCTCTGAATATGAGTATGTACCATTATTTAACTAAAGGGAGGTGAGAAGATTGCCAGAAAATCGTAAGTGGTATCAGTTTTGGAAACGTGATACCGAAGTTTATGAACAAAATTCTGTGGTAGTAGAGGAAGAATCTGTACATGAGTTTAATACCGATATAGGCAATTCCTATATTCGTGTTCTAACTGAGTCAGGACAGATACCATTTTCAATTGACCAGATTCGTGCGTACACTAGAAATCCAGCAAGCCACATATCAGCGTTAAGAAAGATGGGGCGTTGGGCTTACCACACAAACGGTGTAATTGCTTCTGCAATTGATTATATGAGAACAATGCACACATTAGATGGTGTAGTTGTATGTAAGACTAAAAGAACAGATAAGAAGCGTCCTCGTAATTATCATGCCAATAAGTCAAAGATGGAGGCGGCACTTCGCACCATTAGATATAAACAGGTTATTCGTGATGGCATCTTCAAGAATGCCAGAGATGGAATGTATGTTGGATATTTTGAAACGAAGTCAGCTAATACAGACTATAAAGTTGCACTGACCGATTTTGAGATTCAGAACATTACTGAGCTGAATGCTATCGGTATGAATGCTACAGTTATTTCTTTGCCGATTGATTATGTGCAGATTATAGGGCGTAAGAATAACAGTTACCAGATTGCATTTGATCTTCGTTATTTTCAGAATTTTACAGAAGATGCCAGAAAGTTGAAATTGAGAGGTTTCCCTGTTGAGATCCAAGAGGGGTGGATCAATTTTGAGTCTGGTAATATGACTGAACCTTGGTTGGTTTTGGATAACAGCAAAACCATCGTAACCAAGATTAAGAGCGAGATGTCTGAGCTAGTTGGTATTCCATTTGCAGTTGCAGCTTTGGATGATATAAGCTATGCTCAATACTTTGTTGACACTAAGAGAAATGTTCTTGACTCTGTAAATAATCAGATTGTATATGAGACTTTCCCTGAGGGAAAAGAAAAGGGTACATCTGCGTTAAGTGAAAAGCAGCAACGCCAACAGCATGATATGATTAAGAATGCGCTGTCTGGTAAGAGAAGAAATTCCAGCAGCACCTCATTCTTCTCCCTGGCTTCTGGTACAAAGTTGGATAGCATTACACTAGATGTATCACTTCTCGATGAAAAGAATGAAAACTCTATTGTTGATTCCGTAAATAAGGATATTGGTTTTAGTGCGAGTGCATTAGACGGAAGTAGCAGCGGAAACTATTCTACTGCTAATTTAAACCTAGAACTCGTAGCTGCCAATGTTTATTCTTGGATTGAGGAATTGGTAGAAGAATTAAATAAGTGCATTAACCAAAACATTATCAATGACAATAGCTGTGTTGTGGAGCTGTATGTGCTACCGATCACTATGGTGAATCGTGATAAGATGGTTGGTTATATGGCGGATTTGTATGCTCGTGGAAAAGGTAGC